TTTTATGATTTTCTTGTTTATTTTTTTGTGCTTGACCCCACATAGACATCACGCCGCCTAAAACGGATGAGCCTAGCATTGTTATAATTTCAAAAGGTATACCCATGTTGAACTCCTAAGTCCTACAAGGTATTTATGCGTATATTATGATTTTTTGTTAGGGTTCGTTGTACGGATCACAATGGCGAGATTTAAGAAATTCCTTTCCTAAACTACATCTTATTAATGTTATTGCTGTAAAGAAAAATGTTAAATCAACCATAATATGATTGGTAAGGAATTCTGGTCGAATAGTATTTGTAAGCCATAAATGAGAACTGAATACAAACGATGTTAAGAACAGCACAATAGCTGTTATATAAACAGGGCATGTATAACGTTTAAAATGTCTAGTAATCCATAATAGACTAAGAATGATACTTGTTTGTGATATAACCGAAACTGCTTTAGCTACAAGCATTAGATCTAACTCAGGCAACATATCATACTCCTTGCTTTAACGCCCAAATTACTAAGCCAACAACACCACTCACAAAGATCCAGAACATACGTTCCCCTTTGCCAATGGTTAGGGTGTTGTTGCTAACTAGCAGTTCGTTATTGTGCATGTTTCGTTTAATCTCATTTAGTGTATCATTGATACCTCTGATGTCGTCTTGAAGTGCAGCAACACGCTCTTCTAAACGGATCAAACGTTCTTTATCATTTGAGTCCATTGGCATTGTTATTCCCCATATGAGTTATATAACTCTTTAATATTTATAGGGTTTAGTCGCACTAGATATGTGCGTATTTAATTTAACAATCCTGCAAAATCTGGGTAAACGTCGTCAAAGTTTTCTTTGCGGTATTCGTCTCGGGCTTTATTTACTTTTTTAAAAGTGTCTAATAGATAAGTGTTATCTTTTAAAAACATAAATTCGTTGATGCTTTTCCATGTATCTTGTATTGTTTGGTTAGCGTTGATAGATTCCAGCCAGTCTAAATGCGAATTGACAATTTCTTTAACCTTTAATTTAAATTCATAAGGTAACATTTGCAATGAAAAATGATCGTTTCCAGAGACAAACGAAAATCGATAATCTTTTAGATTTACAAGTTTTTTATCGTACCATAGTTGTTGTAGTTCTGCGATTGATTGCACCGAAAGTAAACTAATTACCGGAGTAATCTCAATCTTTACATGTGGTAATTCGTTTTTAATTTTTATTAAATTGTGTTCGATTGTTTCCCATGAAGTTCCGTGGCGTGTATATTCTAACTTTTTGCCATGTCCGTCGATGCTGGCACCGACCTTAACATTTTTAAATTTATTCCATATTTTGGTTATTGATTCACCTTTATAATTTAAGTTAGTTAAATTTGTATTATAACGGATTTCCACATCGGTTTTATTTTTTTCTAGTAATCGATTGAGAATAATATAATGTTCGTCAATTATTAATGGCTCGCCTCCAGCAAAGTATATAGTCTCGATGTTATCGATATACGGTAACACTTTATCTAATAATATTTTTCTCTGATCCTTTGAAAAATCTAAGCTAATGTTTTCGTTATTTTTGAACAAAATGCTTTCTTCTTTTGCAATGCGACTACTAAGTCCTCCATAACATGTACGACACTTTAAATTACATTGATTACTTAAACGTAAATCCACAAATGTTGGCCTAAAATCTGTAATTCGCCCACTGGCATCGGTGTTTTTAATGAGATCATTTTTGAGATGTTGCCATTTTTGATTGTGTCTGGCCGTAGCAGGGACTTGATTATTTTTAACAGCCTGATTGCATGTCTCGCACTCTTTGCATTGCTTTCCTTCTAGCATATTTTTTCGCATGGCTCGAAATTTTTCATTGTTAATAATATCTTCGACGTTATTATTAAACAGGCTTCCCATCGGCATACTTTGCTCTGTTTGACAACAAGCATGCATATTTCCTTTTGGATTAACATACAGATGCATCCAAGGAAGTATGCAAAAAGTATCTCGAGTAATTAGAGATTTTTCATAAGGAGCATTGACAATTATATGTTTAATGCATTCGTTGTCTGTTGAATATAGTTCTTTGACAGACTTTAATTCTAGTTCGATTTCGCGATTACCAGTAATTACAATTACAAAAAAATTTGAAATATCAATTTCTTGTAAAGAACGCTGCAAAAATATTAAAGATTCCCCCGGTTCGTCGTTGTACTCATAAATGTCGTTACAATCTTGAACTACAATTATTCGTTCATTGTTTTTAAAAGCGGGTTTATAGTATGATTTTAGTTGGTTATATATTTTAGATTTTTCTTCGGAAAGATATATTGGATCGCCAACGACATTATACGTAGATTGAATATTTTCAATTATTTCATTAAACATTTAGATATTTAACGAGACACACCTGTTATGCACTAAAACTTGAACCTTTGAAATAGTATTCCATTTTAGCATTAAGATTTTTAAACACTAAAACTCTGGTTGCATCCGCAGGTAGTTGTAGCGTTGGGATTGTTGATGATAAACGCTTGACCTTCTAAATCGTCTTTAAAGTCTAAGATAGCACCATCTAAATACATCATGCTCATAGCATCAATCATTAATGTTACTGATTCAGAAAGTTCTGCTACCATGTCATCTTCTTGTGGACGATCTAATTGAAATGCATACTGGAAGCCCGAACATCCGCCGCCCTGTACAGCAATGCGTAATCCAAGCCCGGTTTCTTCTTCTGAAGTGATAATTTCGTGCAGCTTTTCAACTGCTGCTGGTGTTACATCCATATTCTATTCCTTTATACGTGAAAACTCTCGCCGCATCCGCAGCGATTCTTTTCGTTGGGATTAATAAATTCAAACCCCTCATTGAGCCCATTTTTTTGATAGTCTACTGTAACACCATCTAGGTAGACCAAACTTTTAGGATCAACAAATACCTTTGCTCCGTTTGATTCGTACATGTAATCTTCGGCATTCTCACGGTCAACAAATTCCATTACATAAGACATGCCAGAACATCCTGCTGTACGAACACCTAAACGAATTCCTTTACCTTTGCCTCTGCTTTCTAGGTAATGACGTATACGCTCCGCTGCTACACGAGTTACTTCGATCATGATTGCTCCCAGTGCTTGTTTTGGTAATCTTCGATTGCTGCTTTAATTGCAGATTCTGCCAGTACTGAGCAATGAATCTTGACCGGCGGCAGTGCGAGTTCGTTAGCAATATCTGTATTACGAATTGTTGCGGCCTCACTAAGTGTTTTGCCTTTAACCCATTCAGTGACAAGACTGCTACTAGCAATCGCAGACCCACAACCATAGGTCTTAAACTTCGCGTCTTCAATCACACCATCCTTGACTTTTAGTTGAAGTTGCATTACATCTCCGCACGATGGGCTTCCAACCATTCCTGTACCAACATCCGGATCTGTTTTTTCAAATTTACCCACGTTGCGTGGATTGTTGTAATGATCCTGAACTTTTTCTGAATAAGCCATCTCTAGCCCTCCAAACACTCCTGGTATTGATGAATACCACCTATATTTACTGCTTCTATACCTTGCTGAGCAAGATAGTTAGCAGCAGATCCGCTACGAGCACCTGAACGACAATACAACATATATTTGTTATTGCGATCCAGATGTACTACTTGTTGTAGCGGAACGTTTGTTGCTTCCTTTAAGTGTACTGCGAAGAATTCTTGTGGTTCGCGGACGTCAACAAGTTTCCATCCTTCGTTAATCATCTCGCGAACTTTATCACATAAACTCACGCAGCGGCTTCCTTGCGTTCTTCCCACTTTGCGGCTTCCTGATCCCATCCGTCTGTACGAACATAACTGCTTTGACGTGGAGTAGAGATCATGTTAGGATCAACATCAAGACCAACACCTTCTAAGAAGTTAACAAGTCCGATGCGTTCAATCATCTCGCCTGTGCGTTCATGTTCTAGAGCATTCTCTGCGAAGAAGTCTAAGCATTCTTGTCCTAGGTCAGCGAGTGCTTCATAGTCTTCTTCAGTTTCTAGTTTCATAAATGGTACAACAACTGTACCCATGCTGTCACCAATCTTTAGTGTGCGCTTACCACCAACAAGAATGGAGACACCGCGATCGTCCCCAGGAGCCAATATTGCATCGCCATCTTTGCCGACAAGTTTCTCGGAATATGGGCTTGTTGCATTAAGGCAATGCATACAGCGTACACAACTGCTGTTGTCAATAGTAAGTTCATTGTCATCTCCCATACTCATAGCCTGTGTAGGGCAACGACTAATGATGTTTTCGTTGATGTATTGTCTGCCCTTGCTCTCTACAAATGCCTTCCAACCCTCTTGGTTGATTTTAATGTCATCACGCCAAGTACCAATTACAGCAAAGTCACTTCTGTGGATTGCGTTCATGCAGTCATTTGGACAACCGCTTACCTTTACTTTAAACTTGTAAGGTAGTGCAGGTCTGTGCATATCATCTAGAAACTGATTAACTAGAATACGATGTGCTTTCGCTTCGTTGTGCATGCTCATTTCGCAACGAGCAGCACCTACACAACTCATACCAGTACGAACAGCAGGACCAGCACCACCTAAGTCAAAACCAATTTCGTTTAGTTCATTGAAGATCTTTTGAACATTAGTAGTCGATGCACCCTGCATCATAATGTCGCCAGACTGTCCGTGGAAAGCAATAAGCCCACTGCCTCCATTTGCTTCAAAGGTATCAACTAATTGACGCATCATAGCAGAAGTGTAGTGGTTGCCGGCTGGTGGTTGAACACGTAGAGTGTGAAACTCAACCGCATCTGGATACATGTAAGAACCGTCTGCGTTCTTTAATTCGGTAAATCTGGGGATAATACCGCCACCGTAGCCGACAACACCTACTGTGCCTCCTTTCCAATAGCCTTTGCGAGTTACATAACTTTGCTCTAGTGTTCCAATAACACCTTTAGCCATTGCAGCACCTTCGTGCGATCCTGCGGCTAAACGCTTGAGACCACTAACAAAACTGGGCCAAGGTCCTTTTTCTAGTTCATCTAAGTTTGGAGTTGAAATGTCCTCAACTTCAGGACGCTCACTGTTTAGTCTTGTATTGCTCATCTCTAAGTTCCTTCATTATCCTTAATTGTTCTTGCGGTGAGTAATTTGCCCACTCTGCAATTTGCTTCTTACTGCGTCCGCAACCCTTGCATACATTGCCTTCCAGGACGCAAATTTTAACACACGGACTTGGCATTACACACAACCAGTTGGTTGAGGTAAGCCCCCGTACTTGGTGATTGGCTTCATTGGGCCAGTCATCCATTCCTTAAACATTTCTTTTTGGTCCTTGCCACAATACTTGGCAAATTTACGAATTGGTGGTACAACAGCATTCTCATCATAATATTCACGTGCTGCTTTAATTTGTTCTACCATTGACTCAGTTAATGTAAAATCATCTTCTTGAGCCATTTCATGCATGATCTCTTCTGACCATTGATCTGGATTAACAAGATATCCATTACCTGTACGTTCTAGCATATTATAATATCCTTATAAATTGTGTGTGAATTAACCAACTAATTTAGTTGGTTATTGTTATGAGTATTTATATCAAATTACAGTAAACTGATCATATTTTTTGATGTCATATAATTTTCCATCAAAAACTCTTGCTGCTTCTGCAAATCAGCATAGTAAGCATCATAGTTGTATAAAATGTTCTTGATATGATTTACCAGATCTTGTTTGTGTGTCTGGTATGCATGCCAATCTTGAGTCCATTCTGTTGGATACAGATAGGAATCCAGATACATTTCGTTATATGAAAGTCTAGTAGGCATTAACGGAACAGTTTTGTTGAATACTGCTTCGACCATGCTGATCCCAAAGTTTTCGTGTTTATTAGCCGAAAAAGAAATCTTGGCTTTGCGAATCAGTTCATAATATTCTGATTTAGAAAGATTGAGTTTTTGTGAAAAAACAAAATCATAATCAGGAAATTCTGTAGACAGGTCTTCAAAAATTTCTGGTTGTTTATCTGGAGAAATTCTGTGACCAAACAAGATAATATTTTCCTTGTGTTCCAGTGGAATGCTATCTGAATTATTGATGATGTTCAGATGTGGTTGTCCTGAATGATATGCTTTATCACCAGAAACATTTAGTATATTACAGAACAAATCACGGTGATACTTACTACCAAACCAATTGTAATCCAGTGCATGATACACAGAACGCTCAAAGGTATGTGACCACCGTTTGTCCTGAATAGTAAATCCCAGAATATCTGTCTTATCATATGAACCTGCATGCCAGATTCCGTGAATAGTTACTGGAATACCCAACAACTCGCTCATGTATCTGACCTGAATGATACCTGTGTTCCATGAATCAGTAAACAAAAAAACGTCATTGGGTTTGATTTCACCACGACTAAACATTTGTGCAATGGTATTGATTTGGTTGTTTTTCCAAACATTAGTGATTGCAAAATCTAAAAATGCACCAGCGGTTGTGCCAGTTTGCACACCGCCGTCAATGGTAACCACTTCTATGTTAGGTCTGTGCTTTTTGATTTCTTCTGGAATTGCAGTATACCATTGCGCAGTATATCGTTGTTCAATGGGCTCTAGAGCTACGTGGTAAATCGTCATTGTCTTTCAATATCCTCTTCTACACAATTCTCACCATACTGGATCTCCACAATACGACAAGGAACATCATATGGGTTAGTTAATTGGTGCCATTCTCCGATTGGAACATGATATTCTTGGTGTACTGATAGCTGTTTTGCAGGCATACTGTATCCATTGGCCAATGCGCTGTTGACAACGCATCGACCTTCACTCACGATCCAATATTCAGCACGCTGAAAGTGTCGTTGAAATGATAAAGATTTTCCTGGATCCACTGTTAGTTCTTTAACCTTTAGTCCAGGTATCTCATGCAACACTCGATAATAACCCCACTGGCGATCTGTTTTGGGTGATTTCCAATCCTGAAGAATCCAAGAACTTGAATTTGCCTTGTCTTCACCACCAACGCCAAACACAAATTCAACTTCTTCAAATACCATCTCGGGGATATTATCTTTGGTGCGATCTCCACCATTGGCAAAAATTACACCATCGAACGGAATCCAATGTCCACCATGGTTTTTGACACCAAGTGCGTATTCAATTGCTTTGCAAGCAGATCCATCTGAATCGTCAAATTCAATGACTTCATCAACACATTCTAGTGCTTGAACAATTGCAGCTCGCTCTGTCCAGGGCATGAAGTAACGTCCTTTTTTACGATCGAGCCAATCGTCTGAATTTACACCTACAATTAAGTACGCACCCAGCTCTTTTGCTGCTTCTAGATAACGGATATGTCCGCTGTGAATCGGATCAAATCCACCCGTGGCAACCACAATCTTCATATAGATCTCCTTTAGAATTATTTTTATATTATAACTGATTTACACACTGAAGTCAACAGACTCACCGGACTTTGGCTCCAGTGCTCTGAGAGCCACAATCAGGACAAACAAATGTGATGGTTTCTCGTTCTGGGTTGAACGGTTTAGATTTTACGGAAAGTACATGAACTTCTGAAAAATACTTATACTCTGCGCACCTAGCGCAGTAAAGCATAGGTTCAGTATAAGCATGTCGGTTCATGTTACATATTATTTAACTGTTTTTAGTTCTTGGCATATTATTGTTTGTACTGACAAAAATTCTATTATCCTAGATGGTACAATCTAAACCCAATATAAATCATACTACTGAATACAACGACTGGTATCAGCCAATCGATAATTTCTAAAAGTTTATCACCCATGTTAGAACCCGTCTACATTAAAATCAACATCGTCAAAACTAGAAATTGAGAAATAATCACCGAATGAATTATACTGGTCCCAATCTTCCATCATTTTAGATTCTACTTCAGCATAGTAGCGTACCTCGTCATTGCTATCAATTTCGCCATCAAAATCAAAATCAAAATCGTTCATGGTAGACTCCTGGTTGGTTGTTAAACAATATGCATAGTATAGTAGTTGACAAGTTCTATGTCAACCTCTATTCTATAGAAATTTTTTATGCGTCGCAAGATTCTTCTAATTCGCGTGTTTCATATTCTAAATAACGTGCTTCTTGAATAATATCATCTAACTCGTAACATTTAGAAATTTTATTAGATTCTGATAATTCAATAATTTTTTTAGCTAAACATCGAGCTTTTTTAATAATTAACTTATTATCGTGTAACATATATTATTTGCCTTTAATAGTATGAATATATCGATCCAGATACCACTTAGCTTTTTCTAATTCTTGTATTGTGGCGTCTTTTTTTCCTGCTCGCAAGACATATTTCACTACGTTACCTAAATGAAATCCAAGACCAAAATCTTCAATGATATCAATAACTTCAAATTTATTTCCCTGATAATGATCTGGATGATCTACCATTTCTTTTTTTGACATACTAATACCCTACGTTAAAAATTTATATAGAAGAATTATACTACCCAACACAGTCATTGTCAAGTTAGTAATAATAAGAGGAGTATCTTTCATACGTAGCGATGCCCACGACCAAAGCACGCCACCGCTTACTTGTACAATAGGACCCAATGGATAAAAATTAGCAGCATTTAGCCCAACACTAACAATAAGTGTAACAGTTGCCGCCCATTTAATTTGTTCTAACTTTGATAATTTCATTTAACTTAGACTCCCAGTGAGATCCTAATTCTTGCAATCTGTTACGATTGTGTGTAGCAGCCCTTTCGCATTTTTGTTTATTATACACGGTAGTTGCTAAGGTGTCAAGTAATTTGCACAATCTAAGTTCTTGATTTGTAATAGAGTCGTAGCTGTGATCAACTAAGTCGTCGAGTACGTCAAACCCATTTTCTCTGAGAATATCAACAGAATGCGGACTACAAAATAGTAGCCACGGCCGCGGTGTTTGTAATGCTCTGAAAATTTTTTCAGAAAACGCAATAACAGAATCTGAAACATAGCTTTCTGCGACAATAGTAACTTCGCTAGCCATAGCAGCAGTATCTGGATTATGTTCTGAAATTATTGGAATTTTGTTAATTAGTTCATTAAATGCCCAGTCCCAATGTGGCCAATTAACTTCTCGATGCATTTGCCTAAAGAATTCTTGTCGTTCTTCTATACTTGGATCACGTGTATGATATAAGCAATTAAAACTAATAATATTGTTATCAATGAGATTGCGTTCGTGCAACTTATATAATAGCAATAAACGTTCGCCACTAAGGCGATTTAACATACAATTTAACCGAATAGATGGTTTAATATTTTCAATTTCGTTGCACAAATATATGTGCCAAAATTCAGGTGCAATAGATTCTACACTACGTCCATCTAGAAAATAATTATCGGTTATAATAGGTTTATCAGTTTCTATTTGTAAGCAATCAACTAATTGTATGTGCGCATCTGGCCTGCACGTTTGTAATTGTTGAACAATCGAATCTTCTTTGTCTTGACAGCCTGCTTGCCAAATACGATCATGATGTGTGGAAATGTGCATTCAATTATTTAATACAGATATATAGTGTTATGAATGAATATTGCTTGTTGTACAACCCTAGGTTGTTGGTTTCGCAGATTTTTCCGGTATTGCCATTGAATACGTTAATTAACCGTTGCAACGAATCTTTGCAAAAGCCAAGAGAAACACACACCGACGGCCAGAAGAACGATCTGGCACGCATGGTTCGCCTAAATTGGATGGTCGAAAATCTAAAAACTGATCGCGTATGGAAACCAATAGTGTTAACCCTGCGTTATTTTTTAATGACCACTATTACGGGTGATACTCGGTTACAAGCAATTGAACTATCACCGCATATCACAGTTGTTCCCGCACTGCTAACCATTAAACATCAGTATCTGGATCAGTTTCCAGATTGGATCGAAATAGAAAGCACATCACACTTGGCAGAACTAATGTCTATATCCGAAGAAAAAATAGTATTTGCAGAGAATTTTACAAACTGGACAGATCAAGAACTTGAATGGATTGAATTTGATTTACAAGAAACCAGTACACACATGCACGACGAAGATCAACGTTTGCGCATGATGTACAATTATCTAGATCAACAGTCGAATGATTTTTGCTTTTCTAGAGATTGGATTAGCAATTTTATTGAGAATTGGAATCAGTACGATTTTTAATTTGTTTGTCTAGTTCTTCCAGTTGTTCAACTGGAGTTTTCGTTTTATTTTTGTTTCCAAAGATACGTTCCCAGTTATCTTCGTATGCTTTCTGATCTGCACCCTTGCGCGGTGCTGATCCTTTTCCGCCGTGCCAACTATTCATGGGTAATTTTTAATCCAATATCCTATTAAGAGACCGATTACGATCGAAAGTAAAACAGTTAGTGTCATAATGGTTCTGTAAATTCAGATGTATCGTTGTCTAAGTCGTAGCGTCCTGTGATAAACCATTCTCTTGGTACTGCCCATTCAGGAGCGTCAGAATAGTCATAATTTGCTACTTCGTTATTTTCGTTAGGATCTTCTTTATCTTCCATAACGTATTTAATGCAAGTGCCTATTATTAAAGCGGAACCTCTTGCTCCTCCGCTAGGTTGGGGGTGTTTGGTGCCCAGGGGGCTCTAATTTGGTACGGGTGGAGGGACTCGAACCCCCAAGCCTCTCGGCAACAGGACCTAAACCTATCGTGGTTACCAATTTCACCACACCCGCATTTTATATCTCATCTATTAAATTATATCGAAAAAGTACCTTTTTTACAGTAACGGCACTCCCCCACTTGTAATTTAACTCTTTTAGTGTAGCACTTAAAGTACCACACCTCTTAAACGTAGCGATAATTTCTTCATCACTACACTTTCTTGCTTTTTTCCCTTCGTACTGTCCTTTTTTCCAAGTATCTGTAATACTATGGCAATTAGGACACAAACATCTTAAATTATTTCTAACATTATTATAACGATCACCGTCGATGTGATCTAACTCTAATGTTATACGTAAACCCATCCATTCATCTAATCCGCAATGTGAGCATTTATAGTCCTGCTCTTCCATTACAATCTTTTTACGTAATCTTTCGCCTAACTCTTCAAACGGTTTTTCTTCTACTAGTTTACGTCTATGCGAAGCATGACTTTTAGCTCGATGCTCGGCACTAAAAATAGGTATTTTCCCATCAGCGTGTGCTTTCTTTAAGCCTGCGCTGTTTTTTGCTTTGTTAGCAGGGCAACTATTAGCACTTTTAGCACATCTGTATCTACCAGTTGTTGGGCTAAAATAATGTGCTGGTTGTCCACACCCGCTATCGCAAAGTTTTCCTTCTGGTATTTCGTGTTCCATACTTTTATTTATTAAAGTTGGTAGACACGTGCTATTTTGTTATACCAAAAGGTTCTAAATTTGGAGCCCGCGATAGGAGTCGAACCTACGACCTGCTGATTACAAGTCAGCTGCTCTACCAACTGAGCTACACGGGCGTTTATAGTGCGCATTAACTACGTACTTTATTTACAAATTTATTTAGCAATACCTAAATAATTCATGACATTTTCTGGCGAACTTTCGCCATAAGGATCCGGGTTGTCTGCGGTAGCATCTGGTTCAACAAATGCTTTTTCAACAACACCGTCCTTGATAACAACAGCAAAACGCTTTGAACGCTTACCAAAGCCAAGTTGGCTAAAGTCAGCAAGGCGGCCAAGTGCATCAGCAAACTCGCCGTTGCCGTCTGGCAGAACCTTAACATTCTGGATACCCAAAAAGTCTGCCCATGCATTCATAACAAAGCCGTCGTTAACGCTTGCTACATAAATTTCATCAATACCAGCATCGCGAATCTTGAAATAGTTATTTTCAAAACCAGGCAACTGATAAGTTGAACAAGTTGGTGTATACGCACCTGGCAAACTAAACACTACTACACGCTTACCACCAAAAAGGTCCTTAGTAGTCTTGTGTACAAATTCGCCACCGATTGGGCAACCACCATCACCGGGAGGCAAATCGCCTTCTCGGTAATAAAAAGTGATGTCTGGAATACGAGTTCCTTCCATTGTTTTATCTCCTTAAAAATATATTATACAATTTTTATAATGCAACTTTATATAATTTAGCTAAGTCTAGAACAATATCACGCTCTGCCTTTTTATGTAAAGTATACCATGTGTTATGTATGGTGTTTGCTAAATCATAATGGTCGTCTAGATCAAAGTAATCAATGACCTGTCTGTATAACTTTTGGTCTAATGTTGGTTGAAATAGTATATCACCATTTAATACCAAATCACTAGATGAACTAGATTCTATATTAGAACATCCAAATTTTTTAAATATTTCTTCACTTAAATTGTTTAAGTTTGAGTTTAACTTTACATATGATCTATATGCTAAGTCTGGCGAAATATTTAAAATAATTTTTTTGTCAAAATTATCAATATAGTCGTTATGAGAAAACCAAATATATTGGTCTATGACTTCTCGAAACTTCCATTCGATGTTTAACCAGTTGTGCCAGGATCTCGTTGGCGCATATACCTCTTTATTAATAAATTCTATTTTATTTTCTAAATCAGTAAAATCTACGTTAAAAACATTTAATATGTCTCTAATCTCTTGTTGAACAGTTAACGGATAATGTGAAATATCTGTTGAATCAAATTCAGGCCAGGTTGGGTCTTTGATTGAATTGTATTTTTCTAAATTCCAATTCCAGTTTTTTTTATTAGCAATAAACCTAAATTTAAATTTGTCGTCCAATAAACATAACCATCTTAGATGGTTACCAAACCCTCCGGTCGGAGCCAAAATTGCATATCTTGATCTAACGATCTCAGATATGCTTTCCATTACGAACGTTCCATACCTGCTGCTTCAGCAACAATAGCGTTTACTTCTTCAAGTGAACTACACATTACCTTGGCAGTAGTCCAGTCGTCGTTGTCATCGCGACCGCTAACTTCTACCATGTAACCGTTATCGTAAAAATATACGTTAAGTGAATCATCTGCTTTAGTAAGTTTATCTGACAGTTTCATATTATACTCTCCTATGGGTTGTTGTTAAAGTTTGTTTATTATAACATCACAGATACCGAAATGCAATCTTTTTTGAAAATAAATATGCAATAATGTTTTATTTGGAAAAGATTGAATTTTACATAACCAATGTTTGTAATTATAATTGCGACAATTGCAACCGATTAAACAATTATAATTTTTCTGGACATCAAAAATGGGAAGACTATGCCGAGGTGTACAAGGCTTGGCGCAAACGAATAGATTTTGGGTTGATCGCTATTTTAGGTGGTGAACCATTGTTAAACCCGACATTACCAGACTGGATTACCGGATTACGGTCACTTTGGCCAAATGCACCCATACGGTTAGTAACTAATGGATCCAGACTAAAACACACACCCTGGCTTTATGACGCAATCAATAAAAATAAGATTGAACTATTGATTAACACACACAATCGCGGAACATTTGATAAAACTATGTCAGAAATATCTGAAATTTTATCAAAACCAATACAAATCAATCTGACTGAAAAATCAGATTCCTGGGTCAAAGAATACAATAGAATTAAGGATTCATCCTGGCCAGAATGTCAAACACATCTAGATTTTGAAAGTTTGCCAGAATGGATTCAGGATGAATGTACTAATTTCCATAAAATAGATCCCAAAACATTTTTTTATAATTCCGGAATGGTACATCTTGTTGATGCTAACCAGGTTAATGTGTCACTGAAATATTCTGAAGATTTTATTACCGCTCCCTTATACTATAACAACGATAATCACTTCAAAGTTTACAGTAGCGATCCAGAAGCCGCTCACGATGTTTGTATATCAAAAAACTGTCATCATTTTATTCGTGGAAAGTTGTACAAATGTCACCATGTGGCGCTCCTACCGGAATTTTCTGAACAGTTTCATGTTGACATGACAGAAGAAGACACAGAATTGTTACATGCATATCAACCTGCGCAGTCAACCGATACAGATGAAGAACTGTCAATGTTTATAAACAATCTTGCACACAGTATTCCGCAATGTAAGCTATGTCCAGAAAAACTATTTCCAGTACGTGTTTTGGCATCAAATATTAAACCCAAGGTCTTAAAAAGACAAAAGGTTTAATATTTGATTTCTCGCTCCGACCAGGGTAAGTTTTGCGTCATTCCAAGACGTTAAATTTGGTACCAGCACCCGGAGTCGAACCGGGACGCCCGAAGGCTCTGGATTTTAAGTCCAGTATGTCTACCAATTCCATCATGCTGGCAATTTCTTAAACAATGTGTGTATTATACACTATTTTTGCGCTGTGTCAACTTATTTTTTAAACTTATTTGGTGCCCCCACCTGGACTCGAACCAGGAATATAGGTTTAGAAGACCTAGGTTATATCCCTTTAACTATGGGGACAATATTTGTATTGTACGGTAGTTTTACGAAGGTGTCAATCTAAAATTTTGCGTTTGAAAATTTCTGGGCCAGCTTTTTTTGTCTTTTGATATTAGGTGTATTGCCTGTGCCAGAATCTTGGTGTCTAAACAACCCATATATATCTAAATATCTGGGATCACGCCCGTGGATTCGATAAAACACACTAACATCTTGTGTTAGATGTGCATGCCTTAGACCATCGATTGTGTTGCCTAGTGGGGCTTTGGAATTCATTGCAGAATCTCTGGATCCATACAATGCTAGATTATTCATTTTTGTAGCAACAAAGTCTTTGAATTTTTCCGCAACAACTGAATCGTAGTCATTTACGTTGAATAGGTTTGATGTGCGAACAACCGTATCTGTATCTGCTTCATACAGAGTCCAAGTTACAGATTGAAATGATTCAATTAAACTTTCTAATTGATTGAATTCACGTAAGCGCATTGCGTATTTATGGTAATGGAGGAAGAGGAGGGATTCGAACCCTCGGTACGCTTTCACGTACAACGGTTTTCAAGACCGACGCAATCAACCACTCTGCCACTCTTCCGTATAAATCTGGAGCAGAAACTCTACCATTGAGTTACTTCCGCAATATCTTAGTTAACTCATGCTGCACATTATACAGGATTATTTGAAATTGTCAACGACTTTTTAGACTAAATGATAATTACGATATTTTTCAATGTACAATTTAGTAATATCGTTGTTTATGGAAATATTAAGTAAATCGGTAACTTGGGCTAGATGCGTAAAAAACGAATCACTAAGCGGGTTGAACTGATCAATTACTAAGTCAGCTGAATATGATGCTAAACTATCTTCCCATTTTTTGTATTCATTTAAACATAAACTAGCAGGCTGTCCGTTACTAAGTAGATCCCACTTTAGTCCTATCGCTAGGTTGATAAATTCGAGATCGGGAATGATTTTAATTATAGGACCATTGCCGATAGTCTGTGTATAACATTCGATATTAAACCCATAATGTGCTACAAACGGAACATATTTATCTACTGTATTTAAATATTCAAACAATCCCCAATCTCTTGTCCTGCCGAATGATTCAGAACTTGGATCAGGGCCGTCGCATTTACAAATAGGTGGGTTGTGTATTTCATAAGTCCACCACGGATTTATGTGGTCGTGTGGAGGAACACTATCTAGTATTTTTTGGGGTAATGGCTCATTAAAATAAACCATCTCTGAAGAATACAGGCAATTTATTAAACTTTTGCCTCCTGCTCCGGCTATGTATGAAAAGTATACTGGAGTCATTCTTAATCTCCTTAACAGTTTTTAAGACCGATGCAATCAACCACTCTGCCACTCTTCCGTATAAATCTGGAGCGGGATAAGGGAATCGAACCCTCGTCATTAGCTTGGAAGGCTAAGGTAATACCATTATACGAATCCCGCATTAATTGGCTCTCTGACGTGGGCTCGAACCACGGACCCAGTGATTAACAGTCACTTGCTCTACCGACTGAGCTATCAGAGAATTTTAATAAGCACACTAGGCAAGGTCCTCCTATTCTGTATTCAGGATACAATCCATCGTCTTTGAAGAACGACTGTCCTTAGGGACTAATGTGCTTATTAAAATGGCCCGCCCTATCTCCACGCAGTTTAGCCTTAAAGGAACGAAGAGATTTGAATTCGTTCTATGCCGACGGGCAACATAGATATAGACTGAGAACTAGTAAAGCCTGTACGCTCAGTCTGCGTAGCAGTCAGTAAAAATTGGCCGAGGGAGAGGGATTCGAACCCTCGATACGGTTACCCGTATACACACTTAGCAGGCGTGCGCCTTCAGCCTCTCGGCCATCCCTCGATATTGTCTCAGCGGTAGGATTCGAACCTACGACCCTCTGGTCCCAAACCAGATATTCTGCCAGACTGAACTACGCTGAGAATCTTGGCTGAGGGACCAGGACTCGAACCTGGACTAACGGAGTCAAAGTCCGCTGATCTACCATTAATCTATCCCTCAATGTTCTTATTTAACTTCGCATATTATAAGGTAAAAGTTTGTGCTTGTCAAGCCAACAAGCCGGAAGTTTTTCCTGAATAGTCTAGAAAAACAGGTCGTTGTCCACACATAATGTCAATAACAAATTGACGCATTTCGTAACTGATACGCCCTGTGCGCAACAGTTTCTTTGCAAACACTTCAACCATTTCTTTTAGAACAAATCCACGTTGGTTGTGAATCCACGTTGCGATTATCATGTGAACTGTTGTATATGCAATATCGCAGCACATACCCAGTATAATTGAATCCTCTATCTCACAGTGAGTAGAAGCACGTAATTGTTCGCGGGTAATATATTCACATGCCATTCGCCGCATGTAGTATTTATTTGGTACCCCCGCCCGGATTCGAACCAGGATCAGTCGATTATCTGTCGTTATGAGGTATAAGCTCACTGCTTTACCATTAAGCTACAGGGGCAATTTATTGCTTTTTGCTCTATTTTCTGCAATTATAACTCGTTAAGATTATTAGAAAATTTTTTTAAAATTAGCGGAATTAAAAATTCTCTGGTCCATTGCAAATGTGCATCAGGGGTTGGATGCCCGTCGTTGGGTACTCTGCTATCAATAATGCCAGTGTAGTCTTCTAGCGGAAGAATATCGTCAAACGTTGATATTGCAGAGTTAATAATCGATATATCAATACCGTGGTTACTTAACTGCGTAGAATCATATGTTTTCCAAGGCATAAAAATATGTTTATATTGATTGCATTCTAAAAAAGATTTTAATGCAATAATCTTAAGCAAACTTTCATACTCTTGACCATATGCAGATACAATTTTTTTATAATCTAATGCTAACTTATCAAAAATGTTTTTTGGTGATGTAATTTCGTTAAAAATAGACAAATTACAAAAATAATCATTTAACTTTTGCATACTCATAAAATGATATTTTTCAACTTCGTTGCTAGTTTCTGTGATTACATCAGTTCTCCATAATTCCGGCCACATTACTATAACTAATGTGTTTTGATTAGTGATAGACGAGTTTGAGGTAATTTCATTAATAATACAATTAAATACGTTAGATGGACCACCGCCGCTTTGACTACAATCAAACACTTGATCGAATCCAGCAATATCTTTCAGGTAGTAAGGCCATGTGCAAATGTGTTCTTCAGAATTGTTCCACACATAACTACATCCAGCAACAAGCAGATTTGGCAAATCACTTTGTACCGTCTGTGTAAACACACTTTTTAATGATCGTGTTTTGGCCATTACTTTTCTCTTCGTGCTTCTACTTCTTCTCCGCGAGTATAACGCACAGTATCATCGGGTGTCATAACACTAAACGAACGCTGGTACAATTTTTCCATAAGCGTTGTTCCTAAGTCAACCGCAATTTCTGCAATCTTGCTGCTTTTAGTAGGAAAGCGTGGATAGTTGATAAGTTCAATCATCATACCTGCTTCTTCGCCACCTGTGTAAATGTAATCAAGCGGTGTTACAGTAACACACAATCCTTCTTCCCACACATATTTGCGGATGATCTTTTTAGCGTGTGTTATATCGCCAGCAATATAAATGCGAGCCCAATAAGTTTTACAACTTTGCTCTTTCATAGTTACTTACGCTTGGGAATACGATAGATTACACCTTGCTCTGTTACAACCTTGGTATATCCACGTTCTTCGTAATCAGCTTCCAGCTCTGCCAGCAGTTCTGGATTCTGAACGCTGCCAACTGCCTTAAGTACAATAAACTTCTGGCGGTAGTTTAGGTAGATCTTTCCGTAATAAGCCATTTCCAGCATCATCTTGACACGTTCGGCTTCTAATTTTTCTGAATCTGAATAGTGAGTAGATGCAACATAGCTACGCTGGCGTGCATCCACAACAGCCCACCATGAATTCTTTGCTTTACGACTTTCAAGTTCTACAGTTTGCATAGGATTTTCTCCTGAAATTAGTTGGTGGGCCCTGTGCGACTCGAACGCACGACCAAAAGATTAAAAGTCTTCTGCTCTACCAACTGAGCTAAGGGCCCTGGTTTGTTAATTGTTGGTCTTGATTACACGTGGTTCGTTGAGCAACGTGCCAAAGCTCTGAAAGTATGACTTTGCTTCCATAGCATTGCGAGCTTCGTGTGTCATTACACGAGGTACAGCGTTGTATGAACCAGACTTCACTGCGACCTTACACTCGTATACATAACTTGGCATTTCTTGCTCCCGGTTAAAAATTGTATTTTACGACAAAACTACGCCGTCGTCAACCCCAGCAAAGGCTAAATCTTCATTAATTTCTGCCAAACGCTTTTCAATCTGTGCGTTGGATTCAGCATCCAATGACCCGCGAATCTCACACAAATTGAAAGCTTCTTCGTATAATGATTCAATATACATCTGGGACTGATAATCTAAGCTCATTTTGATCTCCTTAGTAGTAATAGTCAACGGCCATATCGTAAAGATCGTGGTCGTAGTCTTCGTTGAGTTTGATCATTTCGTCGATGCTGAGTTCTTCGTTGGTATCTTCCCACCAAGCACGAACAATGCCACCATCTTCGGTTGGACCACCGCGATCCATTTCATAATCACCAATTTTACGACCATTGAGTTCCAAAGTCCACATAATGTGTCTCCTTATGCTGTGATGCCTGCTTCGACTAGCGAAGCAAAGCGGTTAAACATTTCGTAATGTGCGTCAACGTCTGTGTCTGCTGGGTTGATGTCCATGTACACATCAGCGTCTACAAAGTTCCAGTTAACAGAACCGTCTGCGTTGTAGTTTTCAAGTGAACCCAACGCTTTGGTAACAGACTTGATCACTGCTAGTTCTTGTGCGGAAAGTTTCATTTTTGAACTCCTTGCTGTGTTGTTTAACTATGTGCATAGTATAGCAACCTTTTCTGAGTGGTCAACCCAAAATTCAGCAATTTTTTACATTTTTGCCAAAAAGATTTTTATGGGGTCATAAAATCAATGACTTAGCGAGATGATTTTTGGGGCATATTTAAATCTATGCAATTATATAATATGCTCAGATAATAATTCCCTAATAATTCAGTATCTTCTAGAATAGTTAATTTATTCTTATCTAAGAATCTTTTAGTTCTATTAATTACATCGTGATATTGAACCCTAACATCTTGCCCGACATTTTTATCAAGCATTTTGTTAACAAATTCGTGATACGGTTCAGCAGTTGGTTCATCACCAAATACTACTTCTTGTACCATTAATCCTGCCATGTGCATTTGATACAAGCAAGCCTTAGCGTGTCTTGGTGCTAACCCTTCTTCTATAAGCATAGCAACCATACGGCGTTCTGCTTCTGCTTCGTCGATGCACGCAGCACCTTGGTTATTAGGAGTAATTTGCTCCAGTGCTGGTTCTTCGCTAAATGGATTTTCTACAAGTTTGCCGTCGCCAAAATCAATAAACTCGTCAGCGGCGAATGCTGTAGTTGCTAGTAATAATACTAGGCCGATAATTCTTTTTCCCATGATCTTCCCCATTTTAATCCGCACCAATAAGCGGTGCCGTAAATCATATCTAAATATGTGTCTAGATTTAAATCATCGTCCTTGAGATCATAGATTATTGATATAATTGTAAAATGGTCATTTAGATGATTAGTTGGAATGTTTTTCTCTGCGTACCATTCTGTTAATATATCGGCACTAATATCTTGCTCTCTAGCATTAAAAGCAATGTCTACAGTTTCAATATAATAGTTGCACGGATATGGCATTTTCTCCTCAGCAATAGCTGCACTTGAAAATAACATTAATAGAAAGTATAAAACATTTTTCATATCTAAAATACTTATCATTAAAAAAGCCCTTTTGGGCTTTTTATTAATATCTTAAATACATCCTGTTGGTTTTGGTAAACCTGCAATCTTACATCCTTGCTTACCAGGACCATATGGGAATAGTTCATAAAGATATTTGCTTGTGCCAAATTCTTTGCCAAACTTCTTACCAACTGCTTTAGTCAGTACACGTACTGCTGGAGCAATTTGATATTCATCATAGTACTCGCGTAGGAAATTGATAATATCCCAGTGTGCGTCCGTTAATTCTAAATTCTCACCTGCTGCTAGTTCTTTAGCAATTTCTGGTGTCCAATCATTGATGTTTACGAGGAAACCCTCTTCGTCTACTGCATAACTCATTGTTATCTCCTTATGCTTTTTTAATTAAAAATTTAAATTTGCCATCTGCTTCTGCTGACTCTACTAAAGTATTACCAGTTTGATTACAAAAAGCATCAAAATCTTTAACTGATCCGGGGTCAGTAGCAATAACTTCTAGTACTTGACCTGATTCTAAACCTGCTAATGTTTTCTTAGCACGTAGTATTGGTAGAGGACAATTTAGTCCTGTCGCGTCTAACTGCGCATCCATTATCTATACCTCTCTGTATATAAAAATGGGCAATATATATTGCCCCATTACTATTTAATAAAATTGTAATATTTCAAATAAATTTATTTGTAACCCAACGATACAAACGTGGGCCTGGACATTTTGCATACCAAAAACTTACTGCACCAATTAAAAATTCTTTCATAAAACTTCTCCTAAAAAATTAACCAAAGTAATTGCGTATAGAATCGCACCAACACCAATTGCTAGTGCCCATCCATCACAATTTTTTTCATTGCATTTTGTACAAAACATTATTGTTTCTCCTTCCAAACCGGGGTGTAATCTAAATCAATGTTAATTGCTACCACACCTGGCTTGCAACCGTCATCGCTGTCTAAACGAGTTGCCATCCACATAGCAAATTCATCTTTGTCGTGGAATTCTTGAACAATAACACGTTGCCCTTCGGGCAAGTTGCGTGTGATTTCGACCCTGACATCTGCATTTGCAGCAGGTAAAATAAATATTGATGTTATTAGTAATAATAACTTTTTCATTGTAAAAACTCTTTTTATCTATCAGATAAAACCCCTACCCACAGTGGGTAGGGGATCTTTTTAGATTTTACTGTGCGTTGCTGTAGTATGGAGCATAGCCATAGTATGGTTGGCTATAACCTTGACCATATACACCAGTGTTGCTGTTAGCATCTGCTGACAAATTACCGTCTGCTGAACCTTCAGCGTTAACAGTCATTTCAAAATCACCAGTTGCTGAACCAGCGCCTGAGGTATTAGCAACTACGTTACCGTCATTCCAGAAGTTACCGTTAGTTGCGCTATTGTAACCATCTTCGCCATAACCAGCACCGTAGAAGCCATCGCGGCCATCAAAGTTGCTGTTGCCAGCCATATCAGCTGAACCCTTAGCCTTGATAGTCATTGTGAACTTACCGTGTCCAGCAGCACGTCCTTGACCTTGACCGGCGAAGTCGCCGTTGCCATAGCCGCTAGTGTTGCTGTTGCTGTCGTTGAAGAAAGCACTGGCAGAGCCAGCAGTTGCGATTAAAGTGATAGCTAATGCTAAATTTTTCATGATAAAGTCTCCTTAAAGTTAAAAAATCTTTTCAAGTATTTAATTGTTTCCTAATATACGAACCTTAAAAAATTAGGCATGCGCCTATTAGTATTCAATTAACTTCTTGTATATTTTTATTTAGCAAAACGACAAAAAAAGTTAATTTTTTTGCATCTTTTTTGTTATTTCTAAATTATGTGCGTATTATATACTAAAATTCTGTTACTGTCAACCTATTCTTGTAAATAGTTGGTGCATTATAATGAAATATTTGTGAACGCATTTCGCAATGCGGGTTTTGATGTTGTTTATCAACCATCGTGTTTGATTAATAATTATGATCAAAAATGTTGGCCTATAAAGTTTCCAGACGTTAATTGGACAGACAACACAGTGGTTATAATGCATACACAAGATTTTGTTAGCATTAGCAACGGAAAGTGTCCAGAATTAGAAGCAATTGAAACATATTTTGGAGGAAATGCCAATCGTGTCATCGTTGTGCATTGGAATATTGACTTGCACACAGTTTATGATGGACCATTACATTTAGTATATTTCCCAACACACAGTTATGAACTGTTAAACAATTTAGCAAAAACACAAGAAGACTGGAATCTATCTTTACTTCGCAAACGAACTAAAAATTGGCAATGTTTGAATGGAACCACTCGTCGCCACAGAGAACTTGTTGCTTATTACATGCAACAAAATTTTACAAATGGTGTTTTGAGTTATGGAGAACGTATTCTGTTGTCTGAATGGGATTTTAGTACGTATTATGGTTGTGAAAACGAATTAAACTGGATAAGATTATTGCCGGTTTATGCAGACTGTAAGGTTAATATAGTTACAGAAACTCAGTATTACGAATCTCCGGGTATTATCACAGAAAAAACATTAATGGCATTGTTGGGGTTGCAATTACCTATTGTAATCGGATACCCAGGCATTGTGGCGCATTGCAAACAGTTAGGTTTTGACATGTTTGAAGATCTATTAGATTATACATATGATACGCTATCGGACGATGCTAGATGGCGCACAGCCATAGATTCCAATAAGAATGTGATAAATGGAAATTTTGACAGAGATATTATCATGGATAGACTGCTGGCAAATCAAGACTATGTATTAAATCAATGGCCTGACATATTAGTAGAACAATTTAACAATAACGCTCAAGATATTGCATTACGTCTCCGCCAGTCAGTGTAACCGCTGTTGCTTCTTTGCTACCGTACAATATTAGGTCATATTTTTTAATATAATATGGATTCTGAAATGACCGATCTGCCTGAATATAAAATTTTGCGCTGCGGTATTTTATTCTAAATGTGTGTCCTTCAATACCAAGTTTTTCAAATACATATTGTCCTTGGTCTGTGAGTAACCAACCGCCGTCAGGATTGGCCCACCACAGGCGTATTGTTTGCTCCAGTGGAAACTGTATTCCTGGAAGTTGATCCAGCATTTGCTGGGTTAACTCACTTTTCTGGATATACTTGGTCACCAGCATTCAACAATACCACACTGAATAAATCAGTTTTGAATTGCTTGTTCAGCTTTTTTGCTAGATTAATTGCATGTCCTGGATTACTAAAAGAAACCTTCCTGTATTTTGGTCCTGGGTATTGAACCAACATGTTCTGGTTCCTTAAATTAATGGGGTTGCCGTCAAAAAACACAGCCCAGATTCCTTCACTGGCCAGAACCTGATCTGTTTTATAGGTAGATTTGTCAGTAACTTCTGCTAATACTGTGGGTTTTGGTCTGCTCATAAACTGTATCCTTTGATACAGTATTTATGAATAAACTGCGTATATTACCAACTGTCCCCTTGTATTTGAACTTGAATTACTTCATTGGCAGTACTTTGTTTTGTTTCTTGTAGTGCATGCAGAGCGATCAGCAATTTGGTAATATCTGCGTGAAGATCCTTTGCCTCGCGCATGGTCATTGTGAACTGCTTGCTGTTTTGAGATTCCAGTGCCTTTATTTTGTCAACAAAGTTGTTAATGTGAATCATTTAAATAATTGATCAAAGTTATTCTGATCAGGATCTTGCTTGAACGGTCCCTGATATTCGTTACGCTGAAGTATAATGAGCTTGGGACTGTACACGGTTTTCCAACGGTTTTTCAATTTAATTTTATACCACCCGGCTGCAAAAAAACTTTTGCTTTTCGCTTTTTTGGTATAAAGCGGAAGTTTTAGTTGAACATCCCACACAGCATTATGTATGGATCCTGCCGCTGGAAATCCATGCACAGATATTTGTTTCTTTTTGGCAGTCACAATGTTGATATTGTCGTCAAATTCAATACCAGCACGACGTTTTAGTATGGCAAGTGTTTTAAACTGTGCTTGACTGTTATTCACAGTAACACTAAATCCACCTTGAATAGCGTTAACTTCTCCTACCTTGCGGTTACCATCTCTGAGAATCCAAAATTTATTTTTTACAACGGGTTTTGCTTTAATCATTTAATATTCCATTATATGTAGCATTTAGCCAACTACCATATTGTTCGGCTTGATCACTGAGCCTAACAAGATCGTGCTTGCCACAGAAGCGCATAAAACGAATACCTACTTGTCCTATGTCTTTGTGTGTCACAGTGGTTTTAATAACGTCGTCGAAATCTTGTTTGAGTTCAGCAGGCTGCTTGGTTAAATCCACCAGTGTGCAATTACGATTGTAATCGTCAATTACGCGGTGTTCAACACCGTCCGGATCTGTCCAGCGTTGGAGCATAAGATTGTTCCAGGCATATCCTTGTTTTTCTCGATCCTCAAATGCTTCTGTGAGACCTATTTTCTTTTTGGTACTCTTGGTGCGAACACCAGGATAAGCACTAAAAATATTGTCCGATGAATCACCCCTCATGCATTTTTCAAAAAGAAGCCATTCAGGATTGGGGATTTCTTTTGGCTCTTTAGTTTTTTTATCTATTACACGTTCGTTTTTGTCATCAAAAATGCCATCTAGGGATATAAGTTCGTTCGAAATACCGTTGTATTGCACAACTTGACGAGAGATCAACTGAACAAAGTCAGTATCACTGGATAAGATGATATGCTCATCATCTGGATGAAGAGCAATCCATCGGGCAATGAGGTCATCAGCCTCTGCTTGAGGATGTTGTAAGACAGTACAATTAGTCTGCTCACGTAAGTATTTATGAAATTCGTCAAAAATCTCCCAAAACAGAGCATCTTCTTCTAATTCTGCATCAGTTAATGCTTGTCGTGCTACTTTACGATTAGCCTTATAAGGCTCGTAAATGTCTTTACGCCACGCCCGTCCTTCAAGCATAAACACCACATGGTCTACGTTAAATTTACGAACTACTCTGTTAATAGCTGAAAATGTAAGATGCAACGCAAATCCCAGTTTGGTATATGTGTCCGTGGCTCGGTGCGCTGCATGTCGAGCTCTAAAAAACGTATTGGCGGTGTCAACCAGAATATATTTCATACACGTATTATACGGTATTTTACAGATGTTGTCAAGTATTAAATTAGTTTATTTTGTGCAATGTATTTTAGTAGGTATCGTGCCCAGGCTTGATGAGCATCTGCTCCAAAATGATAAGATGTTGGTGTAACTGTTTGATAACCTTGAGATAAACACCAGTTGTTATAAGTTGTTGAACCATAAGGATCAATATAACTTGTGCCCCAGTCATAACGATTAATAACATCCTCAAAGGTATTGTTACCATTGAAGAAGATATGTTTAATGTCTCGATCGTTTAGCCATTCATGCATGAGCCAGATTTGCTCGTGTGCTTCAAGCGTTTTAGCCATCCAATCAATGCCCGCGATATATTCTTTATAGCGAACTTGATAATCCTCCGGAACAATATCAATACCACTTGCGTTAACTTGATAGTATTCACCGTCAATAAACCATTCTTCACGTTCCCACGTTGACCATTGAATAATAGCTAAAACATCTGTGTGTTTGGATTCTTTAAAGTATTCTTGTGTTGTGCGAATAATGCGTGCGTTACTGCTTGCTGACTCTGCGTGTAATTGTAGATTCATTTTAGCAAGTGCTGCTAATTTTGTACCCCACGCAACTTTTGCATTATCTGGATGCGGAGCACGACCCATGTGCCATAACTTCCCGTCGTCCATAGCGAAACAATGAGGATTCACCGCTTCGGCAGCCGCAGCGTGACTATCGCCGTTAACGTAAAGAATCATGAAATCTCAGAACGGCCATCGCCGAGATTACGTTTGTTATGAAAACGAACATCCATGTTAGAACGTTGCGCTTGTTCTTGTTCCCAGGTTTCTAATACAACATGTCTGCATACATTTTGGAACCACTGATCAACAATATCGGCATCTGTTTTGCCTTGATACCCAAAACGTATTAGTCGAGCAACGAACTGATCATTCCAATCAAGTTCAAACGCTCCTGCATTTAGATCTTCCGGATCAACTTCCATAGAAAGAATGCCAACCCAGGGTTCTCCACGTTCAGTAGCAAGTTCTTTTTCAGTTTTCTTTTTGCGAGTTTGCTTTGGTTTTTCTTGTGCAGGCGCTGGTTGCTTCTTTTTAAATGCGTTTTTTAGTTTATCAAACATCATGTTCCCCATGCATTCTTAAAAAGGCTTACCTGTAAGCGTGGACTGTATCTCCAACCGTGCATCATGCAAATTTCAGCAACATCTTTTTCGTGTAATTCGTACCCGTCTACGGTGCCGCCTTCGGGCATAAGATATACGGGACCTGTAAATCCTGCACGTTTATATTCATTTACAGCAATGCTTGCATCAACAGCATCATCGTGTTTAGCTACAACGAACTTTAAAAATGCGCGGCCGTACTGTTCGTACTCTGTAACAACATCAGGAAGAATAGCATTATCCCACAATTCGCCAGAACACGGGAGTTTAGCACTTACACTAAAAGTAAGATCAATTTTTTTGTTCTT